GACCAGCGACAGAATATACCCCGTTTTGGGCGGAAAGCAAGCGCCCGAAAGATAGCGTAGCATTTTGCCCGCTCACTAGGTACGTGCCGTTGACAGCCGTGATTGTGAAGCTGTTGGGAGGCGCCGTAAAAATCACGTTTAGGTTGTTGCCGCCGTTCGTTGAGTTTACACCAACGTAGAAACGGTTGGCTTGGTTTACGGCGATGTCCGTGACACTTAGATAGTCAATGCCGCTGGTGACGTTGGTCAGGTTAAAGTTGCGCTGGGTTCCTACAGTGCTGCTGTTGACTGTGACGACATTACCTACCGTGCCAGTGACCGACCATACGTCAATGGTCGTGCCGTTAGCATTAAGCGCAAATGTAATTGTATGGGCAACCGTTTTTGTAGACGCTAGTTCTGAAAATGTGTTTGCACCAGCTAACGTAAGTGTGGATGTCCCAGTAGCGCCGCCTATAGTCAGCTTATTAAACGAAAGTCCGCCGCCGCTAAATGTTCGCGCTGTTGTGCTTGTGTTAGAGAGCAAAATATTAGCGGTGTTTTTATTAAATGTAAGGTTTGTGGTTGTGGCTGTGTTCCAAATAGTTCCGGTTCCGCCCAACGTCCACAGCCCAGACCCCATTGTTATGGTTCTGACGTTGCTGTTGCTTGAAATAAAAGAGCCGCCAATAGTTACGCTATAACCTGCGGCGTCAAATGTCCCTTGCGTAACAGAGAAGTTACGACCTCCTGTGTTTAACGCATCCCCAAGCGTTAAAGTAATCCCGGCACCATTGACGTTTACGGCGCTAAACGACTTACCCGCAGTTGTCAGCGTGCCTGTGCCGGTAAACGCTACTGTTGCTACGTGGCTATATGTCATGCCAGCGACAAGAGTAACGCTGCCAGCTACGGTAATGCCGTTTGTACCAGTAATTGTTCCGGTAAAACCAGTGCAGTTGATTGATTTTGCGCCGGTATTGCCCCCTGTAATCGTGCAAGTGCCTGTAGATAAGTTATCAAAAAACACGTCGTCAGCAGAGGTAGGAACTGACGCGCCGCCAAGACCGCCCGAAGTAGCAGACCATTTAAGAAGCGCAAGGCCGTCCCAAGACGCCGTTCCGCCTACCCAATAACGGTCAGCCATCGTCGGCCTCAGTCATTTCGGGTTCAGGCGGGTTTTCAATGGTAAACAGCCAGTTATCCAGCCGCTGCTGTTTCATGGCGGCGATTTGATCATCGGTAAAAGTGTGATCGGCTGGTAGATGCAGCGCATCGCAAAACGCACCGTAAACGGTATCAAACTTAAAGTCGATTTTAATGGTCGCAGGCGTCACAGCGCGTCCTTACGTGGCTTGGAAAACGCCGTTGGTCGGGTCAAGCGTGACAGTGACTGTGTCGCCTGACGCCAGCGTCTGTGAAGACCCGTAATCCCAATACGCCACGTTTGTGCTTGTGGTGCTGTCGGTCAGGATCGCGTATCGGAACGAAAACCCGGCGCCTGACGCCGTCCATACCGCCGGGCTGGCCAAGACCAGCGTAAAGGTGCCGCCAGTTTGCGATGCTGACGTTACCGTTGCGGCGTTTCCGCCGGTTGTGTAGCCGTTTCCGTTTGCAACTTCGGTGATCGTTCCGGCGGCAGCGTTGACTGCCGTTGCCAGTTTGATCACCCAGGTGTCAGAACCTGAGTTGATGTTTTCAAACAGATTTTCGATGGCAGGCTGAAATTTGTTGTAGGTTGCGGTAGGCATACGGCATCCTTACGCCAGAAATTTCAGCTTATACAGCGTGGAGTAGTACAGCCCGAAAATCTCGTCGATAATGTTCTGGAGCGGGGTACACTCCTTATCAACAACCTTATAGCGCATTTGCTCAAGGTCTTCTAGCTGCCCTTCGAGGAACTCGACCACGTTGTTGGTCTTTTTGGCCGACATCAGCGAGATTGGCCCAATCAGACCGTACTTGCCTTGGTAGGCTTCGGCAAACTTGTCTGCCAAGTCGATGATGCCATCGTAAAACTCGTTCAGCGCGATGTGCTTGGCATAGCTGCGCGTGTTCAGGTGGGCGGAATGGGTCACATCCCGCGCCAAAAACAGCATACCGATGAAGTCCGCGCAACTCATCACATCATTCCTTCAGGCGGCATTTCGGGCTGCATTTCGCCCATCTCTGGCATCTCAGGCTGCATCTGGCCCATCTCAGGCTGTTCCATCTCCATGTCGGGCATCTCGCGCATCTCAGGCGCGCCGCCGATCAGGTCGCCGGTGTCCAGCGCCGCAGCGATAGTACCCATGACGATGTCCTGAATCTGTTCCGGTGTCATGCTCTGCTGCATGGCGCTGATCCGCTTCGTCTCGGCGTCGTAGGCGTCCACCTGGGCCTTGTATTCCTTGATGTCCACCTCGCGCTGGGCGACGCTGTCCTGCACGTTGGAGATGATGTCCGTCATGCGGTTCAGTTCTTGCGTCATGGCTTCCAGTTGCTGCTGGGCGGCCATCATTTCAGGTGACTGATCGCCTTCCGACAGAACCTTCGGGTCAAGAATCTTCTTGAACCGCGCCGCCATCTCCTGCGCGCCCGGCCAATCCATGTTCTTGATGAACAGATCGCCTGCCACAGTCCAAAGCTGCGGGTTGGATTGCAGGATCATCGACATGGCGTCCAAGGCTTCCTGACGCTTGGTCATGTAGCCTGGGCCGGTCGTGACCATCACGTCGTAGGTGCCGACGCTGGGGTTGTAGACCTTTTCGATCAGCGCGCCCATCTGGTCGCGGATTTCCTTGACAGGTTCAGCCTGCGACGGGTTGAACTTGACCATATCGACTTCGCCATCAACGCCGATGATGCGGGCGATGCGCTGCGTGTCGTAAATCTTCGGGATCATGTCCACGATCTGCCGGGTGATGTGGCGGATCGCGCGGGCCAAGTTGTCCACGTAGTGGTACGTACCAACGTCGCCCTGCTTCTCGCGGGCGAGGATGGCCTTACCGGAGCGTTCGTTGCCCTGCATCCCAAGGCTGGCGTCGTACTGGCCGGTGGTTCCCTTGATGTCGTCAGCAGCCCCCATCTTGGCCTGGATCAAGCCGGTCTGGGGCAACGGAGGAGGCGCGCGCTGGGGCAGGGGGAGGACAGCCCCGGCTCCATCCGTCACGTCGGGATTGACTTCCAGATACGGCCAATTGGTCGTATTGGCGGTCTTCCACTGCATTTCGTAACCTTCGAACTGGCCGCCATAGCCAATGAAGGGTGCCTTGGGAGCCAGCGCCAGCATCTCGGCTTCTTGGCTCGTCCAATAGTTGTACATGCGCTGGGCGTCCTTGGCGTTCCGCACAAGGCCGCTGATGTACATCTGGCCGTCAACTTCCCACTCGTTGCCGATGACGCGCACGACCGGAATCCACTTGCCGGCCCACTCGCGCTCTTGCAGCACGTCGAAGCCGTTGGTCTTCATCCACATGACCTTCTTGCGGTCAACTTCGCGGCTGCGAATCGGCTTGCCAAACATGGCCGTAAGCTGCTTGTCCTGCGGCGTGCCGCGGTAAGCAGTCTGGTTGTCCGGGTACAGGTGCAGCGTGGCTTTTTCGTAGGTGTTGTAGAAATATTCCGCGATGCGGATCGTGTCTTCCTGAAGCCACGACGAGATGCCCTGATCGCCCACGCCTTGGCTGTACAACGTGCTGATCGGCGTCGCGTCCGGGAACATCCGCTCGTATTCTTCTTTGAGGATGTCTTCGGTGATGAAACACCACTCAGCGTCGGCGCCGCACGGGTCTTGGATCGTCGGGTCCATGTAGACGCTGAACGAGTTGCGGACGCGCCCAATGCGGATGTCCTGATCGAACGTCTCGTCGTTGCAATATTCCGTCAGCAGGCGGATGTAGCCCTCGCCGTAGGTCACCTGGTTGTCGCAGGCGGTGTCGTAGGCCACGTCGGCGTCCGACATATACTCAATATGCCTCACCACGCCGTTAAAAATCTCAGCGACCTGCACGTCGGCGTTGTCGTCCGCAGGGATGACCTTGCCGCTTGGCCGGTTCTGGCGCTGCTCGTTCGTCACCTGACGGACGTGCTGCGGCAGCTTGTTGATGGTCAGGCACGGACGCGCGTTGATCGTCTGGCCCTGCACCGACCCGCGGGTCGCCAGCACGTCGGCAGGCCACTGCCACTGGTTGTCCGGGCTGCCGGCCATGAACCGCAGATCGTCCAGTTCGTCCTCACGGCTGTCCGAATACGCCGACTGCGCCATTTTCAGGCGGTGGCGCATGGTCGCCATCTTGTCGTCGTCGCGCGCAGGCACCTTCTCTGGGTTTGACCCCACGTTGGCGACTTGGCCCGCCTTCTGGATGCCTGTGGGGTCGGCCATATGCTTACTTCTTACCCTTTTTGGCCGCTTCGCGCTTGACGCTGTAGGCGATAGCTACAGCCTGTTTGACCGGCTTACCAGCCTTCACTTCCGCCTTGATGTTTTTGCGGAACGCCTCTTTGCTGGCAGATTTGGACAAAGGCATCTTACTTGCCCTTCTTCATGGGCGTTTCACGCATCTTGGTGGTGATGCTGATGATGTCCTTGCCACCCGGCATGGGCTTACGCGCCAGCGGGATCGCGTCGATTTCGGCCTTCGGCTTGGGCATTTTCAGGCCCATCGGCGTCTTCATGGGGGTCATGCGGCGCATCATTTGCCCTTTTTAGCTGTTTTGGCGCTCTCTTTGAACGCTTTTGCAGTCGGGGCGCCCTTGGTGCCCGGTTTACGCATCTTTTCGCCAGAACCGGCGGCAATCCGTTCTTTTTTGGCATGGATGTTGGCGTACAGACCCTTTTTCATGAGCATTTCCACCGTTTGAGGCTGGCTTTGGCACGTTCGCCATCCTTAGCCTTAGCTGCTACCGCGCCCATACGCGCACAAAAACTGGCCTTACGCCCTGCATCCGCCTTTGTCTTGGGGTTGGGCGCCGGCGGCTTCAGGTTCGACCCGGTTTCCCGGTTGTACTTCGCGCGGCCCTTGGCCGTCAGTCCCGCACCCTTGGACGCGGGGAGCTTTTCCCCACGCCCTACGGCCAACGAAACAGACTTCTTCTTGTCGGCCACGCTACGACCCCATCCAGCTTGTAGCTACACCGGCGGGAGAATACCCACCTCCGCGTTTCTTGTCAACGCGCCCTTCGCGGTGCGCCACCGGGAACGCGAACGTCACCGCGATGGCGTCGGCAGCGTCCGGTGACGCCAGCCCGCGGGCCTTCATGTCCTTCTTGGACTCAAGGAACAGCGTCCCCTTGCTGTCCGGCTTCGTCTTCGGCCCGATCAGGTCAGACTTCAGGAAGCGGTCGTTTGGCACGCTGGCTGTCTTGAGCCAGTCGCGCATCGCGCCCCACATCTCGGCCCGCTTGTTGCCGTACATGAGTTGCTTCTGCGCCTTGTTGCCGAAGTTGACCCCGCGCACCTTGTACCGCTGCTCCTTCAGCCGATCCACCACGCCTGCACCCAGGCCGCCCTCATCGACGACGGTCAGCGCGGGCTTGTACTCCTCAATGGCTTCGATGACGTGCCCGACCACTTCCATCGTGTCAGCGCCGCGCAGCCGCTTGATGTCGATCAGGTCGCGTCCCTGCCGCACCGCGATGACGGTGGCGTCGCTGCCGAACCGCGCCGGATCGACGCCGATGGTGATCGGCGCCGTCTCGTCCTTGTGCTTGGGCCGCTTCATGGCGTCGTCCACCAGATTGACCGGAATGAACTGGTCGTCGCCTTCTGACGGGAACTGACCGTACACTTCTACGTTGGCCTGGTAGCTGTCCGCGCCGTACTCGTCGATGATGCGCTGGTACAGGTTCTTGTCGGTTCCCTCGACATCACGCGCGTCGATGTTGCTTGTGCGCCAGAAGCTGCGCTTGCTGTTGAACGTCTCGTAGAAGTAGCCGGTGTTGCGCCGCGGGTTGGAGAACGCGACGTGAAAGCGGTGCGGTGTGTTTTCCGTGAAGAAGCCGTCGCTGACCGACCAGATGCTGTCGGGAATACCGGACGCTTCGTCGAAAATCAGCATCACGCCGTCCCAGTTGTGAACCCCGGCGTAGGCGTCCGGGTTCTCCTCCGACCACAGCCGGCCCTCGACTGCCCAGTAGCGTGTGCCTTTCTTCAGGTCGCGCTCGACCAGTTCCGTGATCCACTTGGCCGGCATGATGCGTGTGGCGGCGATCTCAAACCAGTGGCTGTTCAGCGCCATCGCCAGCCACTTGGTGATCTCGGCCCAGGTCACCGACCGTAGCTGCGCCTCGGAGTTAGCCGACACGATGGTGGTCGAGCCGATGCGCGTAGACAGCATCCAATGCACCAGCCAACTGACCAGCGCCGACTTGCCGATACCGCGGCCTGACGCCACAGCTTTGCGGAAGGTGTCGTAGTCCACCTTGCCTTGGTTGTCTTTGATGTGGTCGCGCAGGGTGCCCAGCACGTCGCGCTGCCATTTGCGCGGCCCTTTGAAGTGTTCCAGCGGCGTACCCGGCTCACCCCACGGGTAGGTCAGCAGCACAAACGCCAGCGGGTCATCCTTGATCGTCGGCGACCACAGCCGACTCATCAATTCCATTTCCTCGGCTGCTGAGTAGATTGGCTGCTGCATAGTGGGTGTCGTCCTTTAACGGCGTCAGTTCGGTGTACAGGCCTTCGATGACGCGCGACTGCGCCCGCTCTAGTGCGCCGGTGATGCTGATCTGCTGGTCGATGTTCACGTCGATCTGCTGCTTGGCCACCCAGCCGTGCTGGTGCTTGAGGATGTCCAGCGCGGCCCTAGCGTCGCCGTTGGCGGCGGCGTGGTACATCGTCTTGGCGGCGGACAGTTCGCCGTCAGCGCGGCCCTTCATCTCGGCGACCTCGACCAGCGGGTCAAACTCAGACAGGCGCCGGAACTGCTTCGGCGTCAGCCCGGCGGCCAACGCTAGGCTGTCGCCTTTCAGGCCATAGCGCGCGGCTTCGTAGATCGCCTCCAAGCGCGCCTCGGTGGCTTCTGGGCGTTCGGGTGCGAACGGCAGGGAATAGAAGGTCATGGTGCCATAATAGATGACGCGGGTGGCGCGGGCAAGGCTGCACTAAACTGTGTTGCGTTTTTGCATAAAAAAATTTTAAAAAAATTGTTTGCGGACGGTGCCCGTGACAGTCACGCGCCCGCCGGCCCCCACCCCCCCCTCCAGCATTCCCAGACACAGCCTGCGGCTATATGTCGCAGCAAATTGGCGCGGTCATTTCCCCGGCTTGGCGGTTTGGGCGCCGACAATTCAATCGCCTGGCGCGCCAGCTTGCGCGGTCATTTTGCTGTTAGGCGGTTTGGGCAAAGCGCAAACAAGAGCCACATCACGGGCAAGCTTGCGTGACAATGTGACAATTCAGGTCAAAAAGCGGAACAAGCAGGGAACGGTTAGGCAAATTGTCAAATTGTCATGGCAATTTCAGTTCAGGTCAGAACGGATGGGGGCGTGGCGCCACCATTCGCGCCAGCGTCACAGCGTATTAGCTATATAATACACTTATTTTTTTTTTAAATTGATAACATCAACACTACCTAAATAGCCTAACTCCCTCCCAGCCCCTTGGATTCCCACGCAAAAAGCCTAGGCAGTTTTTTGGATTACACAGCCCAAAACGCCGCCTAACGTGACAATCCCTGCTAACATTACAAATTCGTAAGGATGCAAACAAAAGTGTTGCAGGGTTGGCCGGCGTTGATATGATGGGCGCATCAACACAGCAACGAAGGGAAACGCAAATGCTCGAAGCGCACTACACTACCGGCAAGCAGCCTACTCTGGCTTTCGTCCTTACCATTAATGGTTACCGCAATTGGCTCGACACTGTCGCCGTTGCCGGCAAGCGCGAGGCGCGCAAGCTGGCGGTTGCCCGCGGCGCCACGCCGTGGAATTTCTAACAGCACCGGGGCCGGCGCAAGCCGGCCCATAACATCACGAAGGGAAAATAAAATGAAGCCGAACCGCAACAAGCCGAACCGCAACAAGCCAAACGATTACCGCAACTGGTCGCCCGCCGCGCTTGACGCAGCTATCATGTACGAAATCGAAAATTGCCGCTGCACTCAGCGCCTCGACCATTTGCTGGCCGCGCGCAACTACAAGGGCGCCTAAGCCATGAAGGACGCCCTCGCCATGCTGGCGCTTTTCGCCTGCCTTGCCATTCTCGCTATCATCTAAGGGGATATACCATGCTTGTTACCGCCGCCGATAATGCCACGTTTGATCAATGGCTGGATTACTACACGACGCGTTTTGCCGGTATCAATGACAACGCGTTGCATGGCTATTGGTATATGTACGGGCGCAACAGTGAGACGCCAGGTACGCCACGCGAGCAGGCGGCATGGGCCGCCGTCAATGCCGAAATGGATTCGCGCGATATGCAGCCATAACGTCGAAACGCGCACCATGTGCGCGTCACTGCCGGGCGGCTCCCGACAGTCTGATGATGACAAGCCACTACAGGACACTTCACGATGATCATTCAGATATCAATCGACGCCGGCGCTATCGACGCCGCTTTGTTGGCCACGTCAAAGGAAGAGACCCGCCACTACCTCAAGGGCGTGTTTCTGGACGCTCGCGGGTTTATCGCCGGCACAAACGGGCATATCGCCTTCGCCGCGCGTTGCGACGCTATCGCCGGCAAGCTGAACGACGTACGCCCGGCGTATGACACAAGCGGCAATTGCCTTGCTGGCGTCATCGTGCCGTCCGACGCTATCGCGCAAGCGGCGAAGGCCGCCGGGCGCTCTAAAGGCTTGTGCTATGTATTTGAGCGTGACTTGCAAGGCCAATGGTGGGTCATGTACGGCAACGCCCGCATTGCCTTTGCGCCGGTTGACGGGTCGTTTCCCGATTGGCGCCGCATCGTGCCAACGGCGCCCGACGCGCTCACTGCCGGGCATTATAACCCGCTCTACCTGGCCGCCATTGGCAACATGGCGAAGGCCTTGAACGACGGCAAGAAAGATATGGCCACGGCTTTCCGCTTGCATCAGGCCGGCGAAAATCCGGCGCTTGTCACTTTCCGCAATCCCGACGGCGACGCCCGCGCCGATTGCATCGCCGTGCTTATGCCCATGCGCACAAAGCCGACTGACTATGCCGCCGGCTCAATCGCCGCCGGGTTCCAACCCTAACGCCCGCCACAAGCCCGCCAGGACGGCCCTAGGGCCGTCCTGACACTACAGAGAGAGGAAACGACAATGACCGCGCTTATCATCTCGCAAGGTATCGAAACCCGTTATCTTGGGCCAACCAATAGCCGCCCCGGTCGCATAAAGGCGACAGCGTGGGCCGGTAGCATCACCGTATCATATGATCATGCCCTATCAATCGAAGGCAACCACCGCGCGGCTGCAATGGCCCTAGTCGCCAAGCTGGGTTGGCTTGACACGGCGCCGGCGGAAGCATGGGCGACCGGCGGCAACGCGCGCGGCGACGGATACATTCACGTCAACACTCACCGCAATCTATGGGAGAAATAAACCATGACAGACACAGCGCAACAGATAGCCGAACGTGCCATCGCCACGCATGGCCCTGCCAACGCCGCGCGCATCTACCGCGAAACGGAAGCTGCTTATTACAGCGAAGCGCAATGGTGCGACAGCGCCAGCGATGAGCGGCGCAAGCTCGAGCTTGCAGAAAGCTATGGGCGGATTGCAGACTTGATCGAGCAACAGACAACCAACCAGGAGCAAGACCAGTGAGCGAGAAAACACCGATTGTATTTGGCCCATCACCCGGACAGGCCGCCTATGCCGCATGGTGTGATGAGTTCGGCCACAATGAAGATCCGTGGCAGGAATTGACCGTCACCACGCAAGAGGCATGGGATGAGATTGCGGAGCGTGTAGCAACGGACACAGTGATCTTGCCGGTGAACGGCTTTGAGGTGACCGTCCGGACGCGCAACGGCACGCTAACCTTTGCGTGGGTAGGTCAAGCGGATCACCAGATGCACAGCATGATGATGACCGCAATAAGCCGCGCGGCGGCTGGGAGGGCTTGAACCATGAAACTGAACGACAGAAACTATCTCCGCACGCTGCCCACGCTGGCGCTGCTAGATGCGGCCAAACATGACAGCGAACTAGCTTTGGTGCTGGCCGAACGGCTGACAGAGGCCCAGGCCGACATTGCCAAGCTCTGGCGGCAGTGGGATGCCAAGCTGGCCAGTCAGTACGACGACTGAGCATGGCCGGCCTGTGCATCGCGCTGGCGCTGTTGGCGCTGGCCCTACTGATAGAGGATGACAAATGACCACGACAACCACACCACCGCGCCTAGAGCGCGACATACTGCAGGACGCCGCTGCCGCCATCGCAGAGCATGACGAACTGGCAAACGCGCTGCGCGCGTCTGAGGAACGCCTTCAAGCCTTGTGTGTCGAATACGGGGTCGCTACCCGGCGCTGGGCCTACGCACCCCACCATCTTCGGAAAAGCTGTGCGGCGCAGGGGCTGCTGTCATGACGCGCAAGGCTATCATCGCCAATCGTGTCTTCTGGTGGCTGTATCCAGACGGGCGCAAGGAACGCATCTATGCGAACGAGCGCATACGCGCCCACCTGTCGCAAGTGGCGTCTGTGGACGCGCGCATGGCCAAGGAGACGGCCCCCAAGGGCCGGACGAACAATCCGCCACGCCCGCCAGGCACCGCACCCACGCTGCCAGCCGCAGATCGTGACATCAGCAACCGGACGCTGACCGAACTGGCGCACGACTACGGCTGGGGATCAGTCTATCGCTTCAGCGAGGCGCTGCGGAAGCATCGCCGGCCCGTCTATGAACAAGCGCGCGCCAACGGCAACACCAGGTCAGCCGCTAACTTGAACCGGGAGCAATCGGCATGATGGTGGATAATTTGCTGAAGCTACGGCAAGCCCGCCAGGACGCCGCTGACACGCTCAAGGCTAAATATTCCTTCGAGGCAAAGATTGCCTACGATAACGCCGCCCGCGCCTTCGAGTACGCCTTGAACGTGGCGGCAGAGGATTTGCTGAAGATGGTAGAGGCGAACGAATGACCGTTGCAGCACAAAGTTTGACGTGCCATACAACCCACCCAAACAAAGGAAACGACAATGCAACACAGTAGGATCGTGGGCGGATCAACCGCCAAGCGCGTCATCGCCTGCCCAGGCAGCGTGGCGCTAGTGGACAAGATGCCACCGCAGCCAAGTAGCAGTTACGCCAACGAAGGCACCTTGCTGCACGACACCATTGCGGACGTGCTGGACAAGAACAAGCCGCCGGAAGCCTTTCTGGGGCGCACCCATGAGGGCATTACGCTTGATGAAGACCTGATCGAACGCAAGTTGCGCCCGGCGCTGGCCGCGCTGGATGAGATCGATCCAGAGGGAAGGATGGAATATGCTGTCGAAAGCCGGGTGGGTTTTGGGGATTATCTGCCTGACGTTTTTGGTAGTACTGATTTTC